CTCCCGGCCGTCCTCGATCCGCAGATAGGCCTTCAGTTCCGCCAGCGCCGCCGCCGGCGGTGCCCTGTCCAGCTGCCGCATCACCGGTCCTCCACCCGTATCACCAGGCTGCGCTCGTCGATGGAGCCGTCCGACAGCGTCACCCGGTTCCCCACCCGGTAGACATGGCCGGCAATGCCGCCCCCGAGCCGCGCCGTCGCCGCCCGCCCGTCAACCCCCGCGCCGGCCACCACCACGCCGCCCGCCTCGGTGGGCGTCACGGTCCAGCTGCTGGACGCGATCGTCAGCGCACCGGCGAGCGCCGCACTCCAGTCGACCTGGTAGTCGACCACCGCCTCCGGATCCTTCAGGAACATGGCCCGGCCCCCCTCGCCTCAGTGTAGCCGTCCGTTCGGCCCGCCGGCCGCCCGCTCAAAGCGGCGCGCCGATCTCGACCGACCAGCCATCGAAGTTGACCGAGCCGCCCGCCGCCAGTGCCCGGGCCGGGCAGGTCGTCACATAGATCAACCGCGAGCCGGCCGTGTCCAACAGCGCCACATGGTCCGCCGTTCCGGCCGCGACCACCGGCACGCCCGATTTCGCCGCCACCTGCACCTTCCGCCCCGAAACATCCCCCGCCGCCACGGCGAAATCCCCGCTGCCCAGCGTCGCCTCCGCCAGCCGCCCCGCCCAGGCCGCGGCATAGTTCGCCGGCTGCCCGGCAAGCGCCACCATCCGCGTCGCGCCCGAAATCACCTGAAGCGCACTGTCCAGCACTTCATTTGCAACCCATTTGCCCATTTCAGCTGCTCCTTCCCGAAATTCCGCTTCAGTCCGCGTCCGCCCGAACGGCCCTCAGCTCCGGATCGACCACCAGCACCCGCCCCTCCGCTCGCAGCGCGCCCTCGATGCCGGGCTCGAAATTGACCACCAGCCCCTGCCCGCCGACGGCGTGCACCGCCCCCACCGGCGGCAGCTGCCCCTGCCAACCCAAGGCTGCTGACCCGCCAACCGTCGCATGGCGCCCGACCGTAGCGGCGACCGCATAGCTCACGCCGATCCCGGCCTGTGCGGCCTGCTGCCCATGGCCTGCCCCGGCCGGTTGCAGGGTCACGGGCAGCACCACGTCCGATTCCAGCGCCCCGCCGGAAAAACTTCCGCTGCGCGCCCGGTTGCCCTGGTCCCGGTCCACCAGCGCCGTCACGCCGCGACCGATCATCGGCGAACCGGCCGCCGGCCGATAATCGCCGTTCCCGGTGCCGGTCGGCGCATCCGGGCCGAAATCGTCCTTTGCGCTCACGAACTTGAGGAAGCTGTTGCTGCCATAGCCCGCATAGCCGGTGTCTACCGCCGCCTTCAGCCCGAACCAGGCAAACTGGAAGTTGCTGGCCGTCGAGCTGGTCTGGTTCGCATGGCAGTTTCCGGCAAAGCCCACCCCGTAGAGATATTCCCAGCCCCCGGTCAGCGTGCCGTCGGTCTTGAACTGGTCATGCTTCGTCGCGTGGCGGCCGAACACGCAGTTCCTGACGACATTGCCCAGCACCTGCATGTTGCCGAACCGGCTCAGCTGGCGCACCACGGAACCCGGCAGCGTGATGGTGCCCGCCGCCGTGCACGTGCCCGGCGCCGAGCCGGCCACATAGGTGAAGCGGTTGGCGTCCAGCACCGTCACGGTGAAGGTGCCGTTGTAGGCCGCCGGCGTGCAACCGGCGATGGTCACGCTCTGGCCGGTCGTGAGCCCATGGGCCGCCAGCACCACCGTCACCGTGGTCGAGGCCGCCGTGATGGCCGTCGCCGTCCCGTCATTATATCCCACGTTAAAGCCGTTGCCCACGGCGGTCAGACCCTCGATGATGCAATCCTGCATCTGGTTGTAGCCGCTCTCGCCATTGCCCCAGATCCGCTCGGATGGGTTTCCGCCCACCCGTTCAATCCAGCTGTTCACGATCGCCAGGCGCAGGATGATCTCGGGGTCTGCCGCCGTCGCGCTGCCGCTCGCGACCGGCGTGCTCACAAGCCGCCCTTCCCAGTTCGGCGCCTTGCATCCCCATACCATCGCATCCGTGGTGCCGTTCGCGCTCATGCTCCAGATGCCGAACGCCATGGACTTCCGCCGCGTCGGCACCAGCGGGTCCTGGATCTTCTCATGCCCGATATGAACTTGCGCATCGATCTGCTGCGAGCTCTGGCAGGCCCGCGTCAGCACCACGCGATAGTTGGTGCCGCCGAGCAGTAGCAGGCCGTATTTCCAGTATCTGACGCGGGTGAACTCCATGTTCGCCCACTGCTCGCTGAGGCCGATCATCGACCCCGACCAGATGCCCACCGTGTCGGCTTCAAACCCGGGCTTGCCGTAGATTTCCACATTGTCGAGCCAGCACATGCCCGCGCCGAGGCTCTGCTGCCCGGCCTCGAAGGTCATGTCCTTCATCTGGAACCGGGCCACCTGCTTGCCGGACAGGTTCGCCGAGGGCGAGCGCCAGATGCAGTTGGCGCGCGGGTTGCTGTCGCTGGGGTCGCCCTGGATCACCAGCCGCCCCTCGTTGCAGTTCGCGCCCGAGGTGATGGCGGTCGCGCCCCAGGTCTGCACTCCGGCGCCGAGCGAAATCACCGCCCAGTCCATCGCCCGCGCTGTGTCGGCAGCCCAGCCGTTGCGGGCCGGCAGGGTGCGGTTGGCAAGGTAGATCGCCTGCACCGCTGTCGAGATGTCCGCCGCGCGCGTGCCCGCCTTGGCCCCCGCCGCTGTGGTCGAGACTGTCACGGCTGAAGGCGTGGTGGTGCCCGTCGCCGCGTCCACGAACACATGGGCATCGGTGTAAAGGTCGCCGGCCGGGTCATAGCAGATCACCAGCGGTGCATCGTGCTGCGCCGGCACAAGGTTCGTCGTGTCGGTGTAATGCTGCGCCGTGGTGCCGTAATTGGCGCTTGTCGCCCGCGCGGCCCCGATCCACGGAAACACCTTGCGATGGATCGTGATCGGCCCCTTGGTCAGGCCGGTCAGGTCGATTTGCCCGCCCCAGCAGCGCAAATTGTCGCCGAACTGGGGTGACGTCTGCAGGCCAGTAAACCAGAAGCTCTTGGTTGTGGTTCCGTCGGTCGCGCAGAGCTCCATCGCAGCGATCGCCTGGTGCTCTGCCCCGCCGAAGGCCCGCGGATGGCGCGCCGCGACGATCACGTCCACCTGTGCCAGCGTCGTACCTCGCAAGAGCGAAAAGCTCGGCTGCGCCCAGCGCGAGATCGGCACCGGAAGCGCCCGGGTGGAGGCGTTGGTCGCGCCGGCCACCGTCGCGCTGCCTTCTCCCGCCCGCCAGCCCGCTGCCAGGGTCACAGTCGCAATCGTGTCGCCGGCATAGACAAGATCGGAAAGCGCGAACCTGATGGTGCGCGTCCCGTCGCCATGGTTCACCTCGTCGAGCTGGGCCTGGTTGGGATAGGGCCTGCGGAGCGGCTTCACCGCCACCAGCACCTGCTGATCCCCCGACGAGGCAACGGCCTGCCCGCCAGAGCGCGTGAAGCCCTGCCGCGTCACCGTCACCATGATCTTGGGCGAACCCTCCGGGTCCAGCGGGAACTGGTCGGCGCCGCCCGCCATGAACCGCCCGTTGGTGCGGTCCTCGCCCGAATAGTCCCAGGCCCCCGGCGTCGCACCCCAGGTGCCGCGGATCGCCAGCACCCAGCCGTTCGTCTGAACCGTCACCGATGTCACCGCCATCGCCCGCTCCGCCTGCCAGAAGGAAGGGGGAGCCGAAGCTCCCCCAGGTTCGCTGCCGTCAGCTCGCTCAGGTCGCCGAAAAGCGCATCAGCTTCAGCGCCTCCGAATTCACCAGCGCGCCCCCCACCCGCCGGGTGGCGTAGAACTGCACGAAGGGCTTGTTCGAATAGGGATCGCGGAGCACCGCCGTTTCCTGCCGTTCGGCGATCACATAGGCCGAGCGGAACTGCCCGAACCCGATCGACAGGCTGTTCGCCGCGATGTCCGGCATCGCGTCCACTTCCACCACAGGATAGCCCAGCAGCGTCGAGGACTGCCCCTCCTGCAGCCCGTGCCGCCAGATGAAGTCCCCCGTCGTGTCCTTGAACTTCCTGACCGCCGCGATGGTGTTCGAGTTCATCACCCACACCGCGCCCTGGCGGTAGGGCGCTCTCAGCGCATGCACCAGGTCGATCAGCCTGTCGGCGGGATTTGTGCCGATGAAGGCGCCCGCCGCGCCCGAGGCCACATACTGCAGCGTCCCGAAAGGCCGTCCGGCATCCGCCGTCGTCGCCACCGGATAGGTGAGGAAGCCCTTGGGCTGCGCCACGCCCGTCCCGCTCACGAAGGCCACCCCCTCGGCCCGCGCGAACTCGATCGCGATCTCGTTGGCGAGCCAGCCCTCCACGTCGAACATTGCGTCGTCCAGCATCGGCTGGGTCGCGGCGGGATTGGCGTAGATTTCGCCCATCGGCGGCGCAATCTCGCTGAACAGAGGGGTCGTCGTCTCCGGCCGCGCGGCCGTCTCGCCGACCCAGCCCGAGGCAAAGCCGCCCACCGCCACCAGCTTGCGGTAACTGGCCGAGCCCACCTTCACCACATCGGCAATCGCACGGATGGGCGAGATCTGCTTCAGCGTCGTCTCGATCCGCGCGTCGATTTCCAGCGGCACGGCAAGGCCACCTTCGCCGGCCACGCCGATCGACAGCTTCTTGGCCTCGAAATCCGCCTCGATCCCCTTGCGCAGATAGTTGTCGGCAAATGCCGACCGCGCCACCCCCTGCATGGCCCCTGCCATCAGCGGCTGCCCCACCGACCGCCGCGACAGCGCCGCCAGGTCCTGCTTCATCTCCGTGCGCAGCGCGTCCAGCTCGGCGCGCATGTCCGGCGCGTCCGACACGGTCACCACCGTGTCGGCCTTGGTCTCATAGCCCATCACCCAGTCTCCTCGTTGAAAATTCCTTCAGCCGACCGCGTCGGCCCCCACCAGGTCGGCGCCCACCGCCTCCACCCGCGCCGCCTCGTGCATGGGCAGCGTCACCACCGAGCATTCGACCAGCTCGAGCTTCAGCAGCTCTCGCCCCCCGCCGGGCCGCCGCCGGGCAGACTTCACGCGGTAACCGAACGAGAGCCCGTCCACGGCGCCGGCCCGCAGCAGCGCCAGCGCGTCCAGCCCGTCGCGGCAGCCGGGGCTCACGCCTGCGACCATCTTGAGCCCGGTCGAATCCTCGGTCAGGCTCAGCACCCGCCCGATCGGCCGCGATGGATCATGCTGCCACAGCAGGGGCAGGTCCGCCCGCGCGCCCGCAAATGCCGCCCGCCGAACCACGTCGCCGCCGCGGTCCGCCACATCGAACCGGCTGACATAGCCGGTCACCTTCACCAGTCCGTCCATCGAAACCCCCTCCGCCCCCGGATCTCAGACCTTGCGCGGGCCCCACCCCAGCACGGCGCGCTTCTCGTCCTCGCTCAGGAACGAGGCACCGCCCACATGCCGCCACAGCCGCTCCCGGTCGGCCCACAGCGCCGGCACCAGGTCGAGGTCGGCCTCGAGCCTCAGCCCCGGCCACCACAGCGAAAGATGCGCCGAAAGCCCGTCCAGGATCCGCCCCAGCAGGGGCAGGATTGTCAGCCGCCACAGCGCCACATTGGCCTCGGCATAGTTGGCGTGCGTCGAATCCCCCGGCAGCCCCAGCAACATCGGCGGCACGCCGAACGCCAGCGCCACTTCGCGCGCTGCCGCTTCCCGGGCCTTCTGAAAGTCCATCTCCGCCGGCGTCAGCGCCAGCGCCTGCCACCTGAGGCCGCCCTCCAGCAGCATCGGCCGCCCTGCGTTGGCAGCGCCTGCAAAGCCGGCCTCGATCTCGTCCCTCAGCCGGGCAAACTGTTCGGCCGACAGCGGCCCGTCCTCCCCGTCCAGCACCAGCGCGCCCGAGGGCCGCGCCGCATTCGCCAGCAGCGAGCGGTTCCAGCGCGCCGCGGCATTCAGCAGCGCCACCGCCTCGCTCGCTGCGGGAAGCGCCCCCTGCCCCAGATGATCGTCGAGCGGGTTCATCGCCTTCAGGTGCAGGATCCCGGGGGCCGCAGCATCGCCTTCGGCCGGATGGCGCCGCCACTGCGCCCCCACCCGATAGACCCAGGCCGCCGGCCACCCCTGCGCGTCCGTCTCCAGCGTCATGCGCTCGGGCCGCAGCGCCCACAGCGCCACCGGGGTCCCGCCCGGGTCCAGCGCCGTCTCGACGAACGCATTGCCGTGCAGCAGCAGATGCGTCGCCAGCGCTTCCAGCAGCCCCGATCCCACCAGCGCCAGCGCCGGATGATCCTCGCCCGCCGCCTGCAGGCTCACGCTTGCAAGCCCCTCAGCCACCAGCCGCACGGCCCGAAGCGCCACCGCATTGCGATACGCCGCGCGCACCTGCCCCTCGTAGGAAAGCGGCGCCTCGGCCGACCCGCCCTGCAACAGCCCGGCCCATTCGCGCGTCATCGGCGCGGCCTTCCGCTCGGGGCCCCGCAGCAGTCGGGCCGCCCAGCCCGCCGCGCCCCCCATCCCGCGCGCGCCGCTCATCGGCGCGGCCCGTCACCCGCGATCGGCCCGGTCGCCACCAGCCCGCCGCCGATGATGAGCGAAATCGCCTGCGCCAGGCCATGCGCCTGCATCGGGTCGCTCCCCAGCACCACGGCGATCATGGCAAATCCCACCCAGGTCGAGGATTCCCCCAACCGCAGCCGCGCCCAGCGGGCAAAGGCCCTCACCGTCGCCCCATTGTTCCATGCCCGCATCGACGCCTCCCTCATCCCAGCACCCGAACGCCCGGCGAAGCACCGCCCTCGCCAAGCAACAACTCGGCCAGCGCCCACACCAGCGCATCTGCCCGATCGGGCGAGCGCCCGGGGCCGACATAGCCACCGTTCAGCATCAGCCCGCACATCTCGTCCTCGAGCGCCGCGAACAGCCCCACATGTCTCACCCGGCCCTGGGCGTAGAGCACCGACACCGGCTCGGCGCGCGCCGCCTTGCCCCGGCTCGCCTTCACATCCCTGAGCGGCAGGGGCTTGCCGGCCGCCTGCAAGGTCGCCGTCACCATCGCCCCGCCATTGTTCGTCTCCACCACGATCCGGTCGGCCTCGAAGCGCTCGAACGCGCAAACCACAGCCGACGCCCACTCACCCGGCGTCACCTGGTGCACGCTGGCGTCGGCCAGCACATAGGCGCAGCCGTCGATTCCCAGCCCCGCCACCACGATGCCGCAGCCCCCCGGCCCCGCCGGCGGGTCCACGCCCACGACCACCCGGGTCAGCCCCGGCGCATCCGCCACCCGGCAGCGGTCCAGCCCGTCGCGGCTCCAGAGCGCGCCCTCCTGCGCCTCGAGCAGTTCGCCCATCACTTCCTGACGCCCGAGCGAGGTGCCCGCATAGCCCGCCGTCACGTCGGCCAGGTATGAATCGGGCAGATTGGCCCGATTGTCATAGGTCGTGCCCCGGCTCACGACCACGCCCGGTCCCGCCGCCAGCCCCTTCAGGAAAGGCATCGGCCGCGGCGTCGTCGTCACCACCACCTGCGGCCGGTCCCCCAGCCGCAGCCCCATCCTCAGATTGTCGAACGCCTCCTGCGGCTTCGGCCACGCCGCAATCTCGTCGCACCAGGCGAAATGGAACTGCGGCCCGCGCAGCTGGTCCGGCTCGACCGCCGACACCAGCGTCGCCACCGCCCCGTTCGGCCAGCTCAGCTGCCGCCGGGTCGATTTCCACACCGGCCGGAAGGCCTCGCGCGCCACCGCCAGAAGGCCCGATTCGCCCTCCAGCATCACGCTCAGCCCGTCATGCGCGGTCGCCCCCACCAGCCCGAAACGCGCGCCGGGGTTCGCCTCGGCCTTGGCCGTCACCCATTCCGCCCCCGCCCGGGTCTTGCCGAAGCCACGCCCCGCCAGAATCAGCCACACCGACCAGTCATGCGCCGGCGCCAGCTGCGACGGCCGTGCCGTCCAGGGCCAGCTGGTCAGAAGGTCGAGCCGCTCCCGCGGCGACAGCCCCGCAAGCACGCTCTCCCGGCCATCCGAGCCGAGCCTCGCCAGCCGCTCCAGCCGGGAAAGTTCCCGCCCCAAATCCATCCTCCCGCAAGAGGAACGCGCCGGCGCCGGTCCGGCCGCAGGCTAGCCCTGCACCGCCCCGGCGCCGACGCGCTGCCCAGCTCCGCCATCCTGCGCCCCGCCCCGCCTCGCGGATCGACCGATCCGCCTGCCGGCCGTCACCACACCCCTCGGCAACCGCCCCGCGGGCCCCTCATGCCCGGGCACATTTTCGGAGCATGCCCAAACCCTAACCTTTAGCGTCACTCTTGTCAAGAGTAAAAAAACCATATTGGTCTCTGTAATGCGAGACAAGCCGGTCCAGCGCCATCCCCAGCACCAGTTTCGCCGCCCGCGTCGGCCAGCCCAGCCCCTTCTCAGCCTCGGAAATCCCCTCGCCCTCGCACGCCACGCGCCACAGGATGTCCGAAAGACCCGGCCCCACCGCCGCCATCGCCCGCTCGAACCGGCGCCTGGCATCCAGCGCCGCCAGTGCCTGCCCTTGCGCCCCCCCGCCATGCCGCTCGTGGCCGCCCTGCGGCGCCGGGTCCCAGCGCATCGTCACCCGCGCCCCCAGCCCGGCCTGGGCATGGTCCTCGCGCAGCCGCTCGCCGGCCGCCACCTGGGCCGCCGTCAGAAGCCCGCGCCGCGCCAGCCACGCCAGCGGCGATTCGACCAGGTTCACCGCCACCGTCTGCCGATCCACCGCATCCGCCGGCGCCAGCATCCGGGTGCCCAGCACCCGGTTCGGATAGTCAGTCGCATCGATCATGGCCGCATCTCCTCTCGACAGAGCGGCATGCATGCCATAATGGTTTTTCTGTAGGAAAGCCCATAACCGGAGACTCCGAAATGATGAGCCGTGTCCGCGAAATCCGCAAGGCCAAGGGACTCACCCTGGCCGATGTTGCCGCCCGCTGCACGCCGCCCACCACCGCCGTCACCATCGGCCGGCTGGAAACCGGCACGCGCCAGCTCACCGTCGCCTGGCTCGATCGCCTCGCCGCCGCGCTCGAAGTCGATCCCAAGCAGCTCCTCGCCCAGGAGGGGGATACCGCGATCCCGGTCGCAGCCCTCCTCACCGCAGAGGGCGCTCAGCCCCTCGCAGCGCCCCTGTCGCTCCACGCGCCCGTGCCGCTGCCGGGCAGCATCGGCCTCGTCGTCCGCGAATCCCAGGGCGACTACCGCGCCGGAGACCAGCTCTGGCTCGAACAGCTCCCGCCCGAGCGTTTCGCCGACGCCATCAACACCGACATCCTCGTCCCGCGCCCGGTCGGTCGCTTCGCCTTCGGCCGCCTCGTCGCCACCGATTCGGGCCGCCTCCAGCTGCTCCCGCTCAAGCCCGGCAGCCGCCAGACCATCGTCGCCGACGCCCCCTGGATCGCCCGCGTCCACACTCTCATCCGCAACATCTAGAGCCGCCCTACAGTCGCGGCAGCGTCACCCCGCGCTGGCCCTGGTACTTCCCCGCCCGGTCACGATAGCTCACCTCGCACACGCCCTCGCCCTTCAGGAACAGGAACTGGCAGGCTCCCTCGTTGGCATAAATGCGCGCCGGAAGCGGCGTGGTGTTGGAAAACTCCAGCGTCACATGCCCCTCCCACTCGGGCTCCAGCGGAGTCACGTTCACGATGATCCCGCACCGCGCATAAGTGCTCTTGCCCAGGCAGATCACCAGCACCTCGCGCGGCACCCGGAAGAATTCCACCGTCCGCGCCAGGGCAAAGCTGTTGGGAGGAATCACGCACACGTCGGTCTGGCGGTCCACGAAGCTCGCCTCCGAAAAGGCCTTCGGGTCCACCACAGCGCTGTCCACGTTGGTGAAGATCTTGAACTCGTCCGACACCCGGGCATCATAGCCATAGCTCGAAAGCCCATAGGAAATGCAGCCGTCCCGCCGCTGCGCCTCCACGAACGGCTCGATCATCCCGTCGCGAAGCGCCCGCTCGCGAATCCAGCTGTCCGGCATCACGCCCATGCAGGTCCCCATGTGTCAGAGTGGTCGGTCGGGCTTACGCGAAGCCGAAGCGGTCGGCAAAGCCGCCGCTCGCGGCTTCGCGCAACCCGCCGGCCGGGCATTAGCCGAGCCCGGCAGTTTGCGCTGCGCGCAAATGCCGGCCGACTACTGCCGAATATGCAAAACACAGATCAACGTGAACAACCGCCGCGCCGTGTCGAAATCCATCTCCACCCGCCCCTCAAGCCGCTCCATCAGCAGCTCGGCCGCCGAATTGTGGATTCCCCGCCGCGCCATGTCGATCGTCTCGATCGCGCTCGGCGAGGCATTGCGGATCGCCTTGTAGTAACTGTCGCAGATGGCGAAATACTCGCGCACCGTGCGCCGGAACGGCGCCAGCCCCAGCAGCACCGTGCCCGAAGCCCCCGCCCCCTCTTCGGGGCCCCGCACCTCGTTCACGTCCAGCGCCAGCCGGCCGTCCTCCACCCGAAGCACCAGCCGCCAGGGCCCCTCGCCCGGCACTTCCACCGGGCGGAACATGTTGCCTTCCAGCAGGTCGAAGATGGCGACCCGCCGTTCCTGCTCCACATCGGCATTCCGCCACACGACGGTCCGTTCGTCGAGCTCCACGGCCACAATGCGATGATCCGCCATGCCGGAAACCCTAAAGCCCCCCGGAGCAATGGCAAGTCGCAGTGCTGCGGCTGCGAGAAGGCCGGCAGCCGTCCCTCAGAAAACCGGCTCGCCCTCGTCCGTCGGATTGTGGATTCCGCACTCGGTCTTGTCCCAGCCGCGCCAGCGGCCTGCCCGCGGGTCCTCGCCCGGCTGAACCTTGCTGGTGCAGGGCGAACAGCCGATCGAAGGATAGCCCTGGCTCACCAGCGGATGCGGCGGCAGCGCATGCACTGCCGCATAGGCCTGCAGCTGTGCCGCGCTCCAGTCATGCAACGGGTTCAGCTTCAGCCGAGTCGATTCGGTCTCGAACAGCGTCAGTTTCGCCCGAGCCCGGTTCTGGTGGCTCTTCCGCCCCGAGATCCACAGGTCGAAGCCTGAAAGCGCCTGGTCCAGCGGCGCCACTTTCCGGATCT